CGCAATATAGTGGATTAACCAATTTCAACTGCATGGTTTCTATGGGTGTTGAAGTAGGAACATATTAAATAGTTTATTAAAAATTTTATTAACAAAAAAAAATAGGAGAACAAAATGGCAAGACAATCAGGAAAGTCAGCAGATTTTTCTTTTAATAGCGTGGCTATTGAAGATGAACTGACAAATATTACGCAGACAACAGATGTAAATATTGTTGAAGTAACTGCGTTTGGTGATTCTGCTGGAACATTTGTTGAAGGTTTACCAACTTCTAACTATTCTATAAGTGGGTTTTTTGACCCAGCTGCTTCACAGGGTGATGCAACAATATTTACCAGGATAGGAAGTGGAAGTGCAACTGCAAGTTTTGAAACAACAGGTGCAGTGGCTGGAACTAACGCACCAGTGTATTCAGGTTCAGCTTTTGTCAGTAGTTATTCAATAACTTCTGATGTAGGTGGTGCTTCAACATATACTGCTGATCTACAAGTGTCAGGGGCTCTAAGTAGGGCAGTAAGCTAATAATTATTATAAAGGGGGACAACAATGAAAAACTTTAAAATAAAACCAAAAGAAATAGATTCTTCAGATTGCATTATTCATATAGGGCAAAAAATTGAAGAAGGAAAAATTGTAGAAATGGGTGAACCAATAAAACTGCATGAAAATGAATGGGTTAAGGTTCTTCCAGTAATAACAATTAAAGAAAGTTTGGCTTTGGGGACATTCAGAAATTCTAGTGAAGAAGGTGAATTATCTGTTGCAATGGATTCAATTTGTGAATCTTTAGCAAAAAGGGTAGTTGACTGGAACTGGACAGGAATTGATGGTGACCCTTTAGCCAAACCTTATAAAAATTCTGAAGTGTTTAAGGAATTATACAATGAAGAATTGCTTTGGTTAATAACTGCAACAATGGGTGAAACAGAAAGTGAACAAAAAAAAGAATTAAGTCCCTTGCAAAATACATCTTTGACTCAACAGGGTCAGTAGGAGTACCAGCACAGGGACTTATTTCAATAGTTTGTGAATCTTTTGGTTGTACACCTGAAGAAGCATTAAAACAGGATTGGAATTTGATAAAACAAATACTAGATTACAGAATGGCTGAAAATTCAAAAATGGCATTTAATTCAGATGCAAGTAAAATGTCACCTGAACAGGTCAAGATGTGGAATAAATTAAGGGAATCATTTTTAAATGGCTAACATAAGTGAATTAAGCGTACTAATAAAAGCAAATACAAAACAGGCAAGTCAGCAGATGAAAGGGTTTGGGCAAAGTGTTGGAAGCACTTTTGCAAAAATGAAAGTAGGCATACTGGCAGTTGGCACTGCAATTACTGGATTTGCAATTGCTTCAGTTAAAGAATTTATTGAAGTTGGGGATATGTTAGGCAAAATGTCAGCCAGGACTGGAATTGCAGTTGAACAATTAGATGATTTAAGAATTGCATTTGATTTATCAGGTACAAGCATTAATGGATTTGAAAGGGGTATGCGTACTTTAATAATGCGTGTTGATGATGCCAACAATGGTGTTACTGATTATGTTACTGCTTTTGGAAGAATTGGAATAGCAGTTAAAGATTTAGAAGGTTTAAAACCTGATGAAGTATTTATGCTTGTTGCCAATGGTATTGCTGGTCTTACAACTGAAATGGACAAACAACAGGTGGCAATTGATTTGCTTGGTGGTAAATTTGGAACTTCATTGTTACCAGCTTTACAAGATGGTGAACAGGGGTTCAGGGATTTATTGAAAGAAGCTGGTGCAATGTCTAACTGGACAGATGAACAATCACAAATGGCTGAAGATTTAGCTGATGATATGACAAAATTAAATAGTCAGCTTGATATCTTGCAAAAGGAATTGGCAGTGCATATAGTTCCATTGTTAATAAAAACTGTAACTGCTACAAATGATTATATAGATTCAGTAAAAAATGCTGAAAACCCCACACTTGCATTTGGCGTAAGTCTTGGAAAATTGGCTGGAGTTATAACCCCAGCTGGGATTACAACAAAAGGTATTGATTTTTTTACTGATAAATTAAAAAACAAATTATTTCCAACACTGGAAACATCAACAGAAAAAACACAAAGATTGATGGATATAAATGTTAAATTATTTGAATTTTTTGAATTTGAACAGAAAGAATTAACAAAACTGCAAAAAGAATTTGCAAATTTAACACAAAGTGGTTTAGACCTTACAAATATTGCAGTTGAAGAATTAACAACAAATTTTGCTAAAGTTCCTAAAGTTTTTTCAGATATAGATTCTGCACAAGATTTATTAAGTGAAGCAATGGGGGGAATTGCCAATGTTGTAGGAGAACAGGAGAAAGCAGTGAAATCAGCCACAAAGTCATGGATTGATTATCACATGGCAATTGGTATGTTTCAGCCAATAAAAGATGCAACTGGTATTCCAGGCAGTATAGAGTCAATGATGCCAAGTATGATGGGTGCACAAGGTCAACAGGCTTACAGAATGGCAATTATAGAAATGATAAGAAACAGACCAGGATTTACTGGCTGGATTACACAGGAAATGATAGACCAGGCTATGGCTGGACATGGTGCTTTTTCAGGTGCTGGTGGTGGCTTTCAGGTAACCAACACATTTACAAATAAAGCAGAATTGTCTGCAATAGAGAAAGAGAATACACAATTAGGAAGGTGATATATTGGCTAACGAATTAAAACACGCATCACAGGGAACTGAATTAAGTCAGGCAGAATTTGAAGCAGTAGGGCTTCATGTATTTAATTCACAGGCAACTGGTGACATTGTATATGCAAGTTCCAGTACGCAATTAACAAGATTAGGAAAGGGTGCAGATAATACATTTTTTCAAATGGGTGGTAGTAATATACCTGAATGGGTACAGGACGTAACATTTCAGGGTGCAAGTGGATCTGCTATGATTCAATACTGGTTTGGAGATGCTGGAGAAGATAATGCAGATAAATGGAGAGTAAGTGTTGCTGATGGTGGCACTTTAACTTATGACAGTTATATAAGTGGAAGTTATGTAACACATATGACAGTAGCACCACATTCAACAGTTGCAAGTAGTGTTACAACTTTGCATGGAACTTTAACTATGGGTAGCACTGCAACATTAACAAATGCTGGATTGGTAGCAGTTGCTAATCAATCCAATATAACAGGATTAGGAACTATCAGTTCAGGTACATGGCAAGGAACTGCAATAGCACATGGCTATATTGCAGATGATATTGTTAGTGGTCAGGCTGAAATAACAACAGGGCTAGTATCAGCAGATGAAATGATGTATTCAGATGGTGGAGTTATCAAGAGAATTGGAATTGATGTTTTGGCAACAAAATTATTTTCAGTAGCAAGTGCTGGGACAGTAGCACAGGCAAGTGACCATATGTTGTTTTTAGATAATGGTGCAACAGGAGATGTAATCGTTGAATCAATAGATGATTTCTTATCAGCTATAGCAGGTAGTGGAATATCTGTATCAAGTTCACAATTAACATCAAGTGGTGGTGTATCAGCAGGAAAAGCAATTGCTTTTTCATTAGTATTTTAATAGGAGAAAAAAATGGCAAATCCAAATATAGTAAATGTTAGTTCAATAGCCTTTCAAAATGGTGGTTGGCAATTAAATTCAGTGAGTACAGGAACTGCAATTTTATTAACTGTATCAACAGATTATGCAATAAAAATAAATTCACTTTATGTTTGTAATACACAGGCGACAGATGAAGTCTTTACTATTACATTTGCAAGTATAGGTGTGTTAACAGGAGTGGTACATAACAATGATGCTACTGCTACACCTAGTTTACTAACAGGTGTTAGTATTCCAGCAAATACAACAATCCAGGTTATTGATAATCCAATTTATTTATTGGAAGCAGATACCATGTCAGCATTTGGTGGTGCATCAGATAATGATTTGCATATATTTGCATCATGGGAAGTATTTAATGATGCGTAATAAGGAATAAATATGAATTATATAGGAACAGATCCAAGAGAAGGTGCAAAGGTTATTGCATCTTCAGACATAAGTTCAACTACTGCATCAGTTACTTTTGATGATATATTTGATACTAATTCTATGTATTTCATGGAAGTAGCACATTATCTTTCAAATGTTGACATAGGTGGAACAAACTATACATGGCGAAATGGTGGGGCAGATGATAATGGAGTAACACGAAGGTCAACACAATATATATCTGTAAACAGTACAAGGTATACGGGGTCAGATACAGGTACAACTGATAGTTATTCCTATAATACTTTTGCAGGTAATCATAGTGGTGATGTTTCTGCACTTGAAACAGGTTCAATTTCAGCATGGTTTCAACCTAATACAACTAATAATAAATGGTGGTGGGGTGAAGGAATAGGGTGGAATCCTATTACTGAAATGTTATCACTTCAATTTAATAGTACATATTTAGATGCAACTGCACAAGATGGTATTAAAATAGGTGATACAGCAGGTAGTATAGACCAAGCCAATATCAGAATATATAAATATCCTGAAACTAAGCCATCTGTATTATCTTTAAAACAAACTTTGCCAAATGTGAATTATGTAGAGCCTAAGTATATAGGGCAAATTCGTAGTGGTAAGGGCATGGTTGAATTAGGTACATATACTGCAAGTGGTGGCGAATCATCTATTGATTTTACAGATATATTTACAAGTGATTATGATAGATATTATTTTTATTTAACTAACTGCAGACCTGCAACAGATAAAAAAAATTTGCAACATCAATGGATTGATTCAGGTGGGAGTCCTGATACAGGTACTTATTACACAGCTTATAGAAGTATAGATTCAAATGGTGGTACAGGAACAAACTTGACAAATGGTCAATCATTATCAATTATGATGAATAATGTAGGCACAGATAGTGATGAAACAGGGCATATGTATGCCTGGTGTGACAGTCCTAATACTTCTAATTTAGGGAAATCACTTAGGTTTAGAAGTGTATTTCAAATGTCATCTGATAACAGTAGTATTACAAGATTTTTTACAGGAACAACTATGAGAGATGTAACCACTGCTTTTACAGGAATAAAATTTTATTGGAGTAGTGGGAATTGGGAAGAAGGTACAATTACAATAATGGGGTGGCAAAGATGAGTTATTATGGTAAAGGAAATAATGGCAGACCCGTTTTGTTACGCAAGTATGATGTAACATCAGCAGTTAGTGAAGTTACATTTGATTATGTTTTTAAAAAAGATTTTGATTGGCATTATCTTATAGGTGTAGATGTTGATGTGGCTAGTGCAAGTGTTAATTTAAGAGCAATAAGAAGGGCAAATGGTTCTGATGTAACTACCACACTTGATGTAATGTCACAGAAAGGTACTGATACAGATTCAGGAAGTGATGCCACTGTAACAAATGATACAGAGGCAGGTTATCTTCAAATAACTCCTGATGGCACAGGAACAGATAATACAAGAAATTCTAATACTTTTATTATTTCGTATATTGCAAATCCTAGTCATATGCCTAGTTCGTGGGGTCGTATTAGAAGTATGGGTACAGGATTAAATGGATTTCAAGGTAATTCTGACCCTTGGTGGTATGAAAAATCAGACCAATTGATAGGCAGTACAGGATTTGATGGCGTTAGGATATACGCAACAAGTGGCAATATTTCTGATGGTACATTTTTTATTTATGGAATGGCATAAGGAGTAAATATGGCAACTTTAGAAGAACACAAAGCAACATTGAAATCAGCAAATAGTGAATTATTTAAAGTAGTTAATGGAACAAGAATTAAATTGACTGACTCAGAATATGATGCACAGATTGATGTATGGGCAACAAATGACAAAGCACAAGAAGATAAAGATGCAATCATAAATGATGGGGGCAGTCATGCTGATTATAAAGAGATAAGGAAAAATGCTTACATTAGTGAGTTAGGAGATGCTTATGACCAATTAGATTACATTTATCATAATGGGCTTGATGCCTGGAAGGTACAAATTAAAACAATAAAAGACAAATATCCAAAACCATAATTATAAATAAAGGGGACAACTATGCAAGAAAATTTACAATACAAGGTGAATATTACAGATACAACTTTAAGAAGATTAAGGGAATATGATGATTTAGCATGGCATAAATTAATGTTCTGCGTTTTATCTGAATCAAATGAAAATTTGGCAAGAGAAATTAATGAATTAAAAATAAAAGATAAAAAATAATGGCAACAACAAATTACCAACTATATGTAGACTGGAACAATGATGATGATTATGCAGATTCCAATGAAAATATAAGTTCTTATGTTCAGCAATTAAACTGGGACAGGGGACGTGACTTTGCAAATAATCTTACTGGCAATTCTGCCAGTGGAACATTAAGGGCAGTATTAAAAAACACATCAGGCATATTCAGTCCATTTAAAACAGATGGTGCTTTATATGGCAATCTTATTCCAGGAAGGAAAGTAAGTTTACAGATGGGTGCTGGTGCATTCCCTTATACATTTCCTATTTTATTCAATCAGACACAATGGACAGGATATTTAAAATCTGTTGTTCCATTTCCTGATTTACATGGGGGAGATTTTGCAGTATTGGAAGCAATTGGTTCACTTGGTTATCTTAATCAGAAAACAATTAAAATTGCACCACAAACAAGCAGAAACACAGGAACTGCAATAGGTGACATTTTAGATGCTTCAGGCTGGGGTGCAAGTGACAGAGATTTGGACACTGGCAATACAACAATAACAAGATTTACTATACCAGCCAAAACAAATACTATTGATGCGTTAAGAATGGTTGAAAATAGTGAAAATGGTTTTGTGTCTGAAACAAAAGATGGAAAGATTAAGTTTGAAAAACGTCAGGCAAGACAGGTTGATACTGAAGCAACAACTTCACAGGGAACACTTACAGATGCAAGTGCCACTGATAATTTTAGTTTTTCTATGATAGAACAGGAAGATTCAATAAGAAATATATTTAATGAAATTAATGTTGATATTAAAAACTTTGAAACACAATCTGATGCTGACATTGTATGGATTCATGCAGAAACAGGTTCAGATTCACCAGCAATCCCAACAGGACAAAAAAGAATATACAGGGCTTTCTTCCCACAATTAACTTCAGATACTATGCAGTCTGTTTATAGCAGTGCTGACAGTATTAATGCCTGGACAACAACAGGTGCTACTACAGATGTACTGGCAAACACTTCTGCTGATGGTAGTGGGACAAATGCAACAGGTGATTTAACTATTGCAAATGTTAAAACTGCAAATTTTATGGACATCTCACTGACCAATGGAAATGCCAGTACAGTTTATATTACAAAATTACAGGCAAGGGCAACAGTGACTTCATCACTTGATGATACTCAGATTACTGCAAGTGATTCAACTTCTGAAACTGCATTTGGTAAAAGGGTGTTTGATTCAACTGCACCATTTGTACCTGATAGTGAAGAAGGATTTAGGTGGTGTCAGTATAACCTGGTGAGATTTAAAGACCCATTGCAAATGTTAAGCGTTACAATTCCAGCAAACAGGAATGATACAACACTGGAAAAGGTAATGGCTTTGGATATATCACACAGGATAACGCTTGATGCACACACAAAAACTGGCTTATTGTCAGCAGATAAAGATTTTTTTATTGAAAATGAAAGTCATTTTGTAAACAATAATAAAATTCATACTGTGGTATATGCCTTATCACCAGTATCTTCTATTGAAAAATTTTGGGTGATGGGTGTTAGTTTATTAGAATCAGAAACATATATAGGATATTAATTATGGCTTGGGCAAATGTACCATATGTAGATGTAGGAACACAAATCACAGAAGCGTGGATGGACACATATGTGAAAGCTAATTTTGATGCTTTAAGTGGACACACACACAGTGGTGCTGATGGTGATGGTTCTTCAAATTTAGACAATGTGGACACAATTATACATGACCAACAAGGCAGTGACCCATCTGCACCAGCATCAGGTCATTGTATTGTATATTTTAAGTCAGGTGGTTTATTTATAAGACAAGCTGGTGGTTCAGCAGATCAGGTTGAAACTGCTTAAAGGAGTAAATTATGGCTTTTACAACACCAAGAGATTGGGCAAGTGGAGAACTGGTAACACATACAATAATGAATACACATATCAGGGACAATTTTGAAGCATTGAAATTGCATACACATTCAGGAAGTGCTGGAGATGGTGCAAGTGCGTTGGATAACGTTGATACAATAATTTATGACCATCAGGGTTCAGACCCTTCAGCACCAACTTCAGGGCATACAACATTATATACAAAATCAGATGGTTTGTATTTTATCCCTACTGGTGGTTCTGCTACCAGGTTGGCGTTATCATCTGATGCACTGACAGTTGGGCAGATAGTTGAGGCAGATGCACACCTTTCCATTAATTATGCAGGGGGAACAACATCAGAGCAAACAATAGTAACTACAAACATAACTGCGGGTGGGGCAGGAAGGTATTATATTGTTACAGGAACGGCAGTTTGCACATATGCCTCAGAAGATACAGAGGCAGGGCATAATGGTATTGACCCTATAATTAAATTATATTATGACACTACAGTTCTTGAAACTGTAAATACTACTGCATGGAGAGTTAATGATAATGCTTCAACAGGAGATGCAACAACTGTTGTAATGAGTCAGACACAATCTAATCCCGCAACAAGTTCAAAGGCAATTAAAATAACTGCACAGGGAACAACAGGCAATACGGGAGTCGTCAATGCAATGATATCAATAAGGGAAATATATACATCATAAAAATTCAGGTCTTGTACCTGGATAGGCACTAATTGTCTGTATGGATTTGTTGTCCCTTGTATAGATAGTTAGTGCCAATTATTTACAAATTGGTGAAATA